TCGGGGGTTTCTTCTAGCCCGATTTGAGAGTCGATACGGGTCGCACCGCACTTCCCACAGGTTTCACGAAAGAACTCCCTAGCAGTTGCGTTCTTGACATCGTTGCCAGTTCCGCAGTTTCGGTTGATGTTTGCCTTAGTCGCCATTGGCTTGCCGAGGTGATCGCAGTCTGTATCCCCTTCGTGCCAAGTTGCCGTTCCGTAGTCACGAAGCCCGAAATAGGGCGGTGACGTGACACAGGTGCGAGCCGAGCCTGCTGGCAATTCTGCTAGACGCTGGCGCGCGTCCCCAATCAGAATGAGTGATTTCACTCTGACTTCTCCGCAATCGCAGAATCAATGACGCGAATCTGACCATCGCCGTCCTGCTCACACAGGGTACGGAAAGCGCAGTAGTCGCATTGCCAGAACTTCTTGGTGTTGGGGTTCAGCAAGATGGGGTTGCCGTTGTCGTCGACGCCGTAGCGGTCTGGCAGGTAACCCTGATCAATAGACCACGCCAGGTTCTTCATGCGTTCAAGTTCTTCCTGAGCAATAGGCTCCCACTCGCTACGTGGCACGTAGAACTCAGCCAAGAAACGGTTGGTTCCCTCGACGCCCATGTTGGCCGCCTTGTTCTTGGACAGTGCCTCAAAAGTAATGGAACCCATGACCAGCCACTCGATGCGAACTGCGCCGTTGAAGGATGCTTCGATGCCCAGAGCGTTGATACCAGCCTGAGCAATAGCCTTCAATGCTGGGCCTTCCGCTTCGTTCTGCGTACCACGCATACGGTTCCAGCCGACCTGCTTATCAAACGAGTATGTTCCCATCGTCTTGAGTTCGTACAGAACGTGAGTGCCGTTGCCCTTGTTGAAGTCAATGCTCCACAGTGGCTCTAGGGGTGCGAACTCCGACACGGCGATAAGTGCGTCGCACGATCCCGAGATGTCACCGAGCTGTGAGGCAACCTCAAACTCAGCGGATGGGAACTTGCGGCTGATGCTGTCCTGCAACTTCTCGTGGATGATTGTGCCAAGCCCAGTCGCCCAGGCTCCAGCCTCATCCATTGGTTCGGTAGGCGCAACGCCCAGACCAGCGTAACCCTGCTGGCGTCCACAGCCGAACGTGGATGAATAACGCAGAGGTGTTCCCTTTGCGGTCGGCTTTGGTGTTGCCGACAAAACGTGCAACTCTTCAACGAGCGCACTTGTGATCAACGGAGTCTCCGTCTTGTACATACTCAGCCCCTTTCAGAAGGTGATGTTGATACGGTACAGCATGGTTGTAACATTGTCAATCAACGAACTTAAAGTCGTCAATAATCGTGCTGCGCAATTCGGCAACGCGTTGAATCAAGTCATCGTCTTTCATCTTTGCCTCGGCAAATACCAGAGCGACCATCAGCGTTGCGTATTCGTCTGCGCTAAAATCAAATTGGAATTTCATTGTTCCCCTCATTCCATCTGCTCGGCTTTGCGCTTACGCACCCACACACGCTTGGCGTATCGACGTTCGTTCCCGTCCATGCCACCGTAGAAGCCGATTTTGATGTCGTGCTCGAAAGCAAACTCCAAGCAATCCTGCTTCACGGGACACACGGTGCAATACGACAGTGCCTCACGCTTCTTCTTTTGGCTAAAATGACGCCGACCATCTGGCATGAACACTTCGGTGTCCACCCCACGACAAGCGGCTTTGTCTCTCCATTGGCTTTTCATCATGGGAGAAAATGTACAGCCTGTTTAGGGCCGTGTCAAATCAGCCTTGCCAAATAATTCCGTACTTCTTTTTCATAAAGGTGTCGAGCCGCACTCCTTCATAACGGCGACACAGATAATCAAGAGAGATAAACATTGGACAGTACGCGCCACCCTCGACTTCGTGCTTAACGACGAGTCCTCGGAAGTGGGCGTTTCCTTGTGGACCTTTGTAATCCTCATCGTGTAGATAGCACGCTCCCGCAACCAGTCCGTGTTGTGACTTGCCTGCCACAAAGCGGAGCGAATAGCCGAGCGTTTGCTGGTGCCCCATCGAGAACGAGTGTCCGATGCTTTTGAGTCGCGAGTCAATGGTGCCTCCTAACGGCTTGCCGGTCATAGGGTTGTAGAAGTAGTGCGAGTAGGCCACGCCATCAAGCCAAAGGATGTCTAAGAACGGCACCGGCTTCCAGCCCAGCGCCGCATCATTGAACTGCCAGTCACCGACCACACCCTCTAACTGGGCGTCGGCGTTTACGGCTCGGTTGATGCGATCCTCGTGGTTGCCACGCAGGATGTAGCGTTCTGGCTTCCAGCTGGCGTGCTTGGTTGACTTACGGGTCTTGTTCAGGTCAATTAGGGCTTGATTCAGGACAGTAAAGGCTTCGTTGCCAGCCTCAATGTCGGCCACGTAGCGTCGGCCTTCCATTGCTTTCTTGCCCTTGTCGTACATAGACAGAGAGGGCATATCCCAGTGGTCGCCTAGATGTATAATCTTGATAGCCTGGTCTTTAAAGTGGTCAACGATATACTGACCAATCCAGCGCAAGTGATCTGTTGGGGCACCAGGCTTAGCCTGAGTGTCGGGGATAACAACGTGTGTAGCAGGGATAGGTAAAGCCATAGCAAGACCTCCTTGGTCATGCTGAGTTTACCATTACAACGTTGTAATTACAACCCTTGCGTACAAAACTGTGCTATCTCGGCGGGAGTGCAGGTATACACATCGTTCAGGTGTACCATCTTTTCAAAGCCACCAAACCACAAAGCGGCGGCGGCCAGCCCTGAGCAAATCCACGTGTCGCCACGCCGGAAACAGATTGCCTGCGGTAGCCACATATCAAACGCACAGGACAGAATCGACAGCCACGAATAGGCATCGCCCACTTGAGCGCGAGCAAAGGTCAGCACCTTATCAACGTCGACGCCAGCGGGCAGGGGGATGACCTCGTATCGGCCACCAGGTGCGACCGAGGACAACTTCTTATCGTTGGTCACGCCGTGGGCTTCGGCTTGGATAACGTACCACTCGCCATCTACCTCTCGGTCAAGGATAGCGATATGGTTCCACTCGGAGAACTGACTATTCTGTAGTCGCTTCTCGGCAATGCGGATAGCCCGACCGAGGATACCCGTTGAGTGGCACAGGACCAAATCACCGTTCTTCATGGAATTCCTCTAAATCTTCCTCGACCTTTTCAATGAGGCGCTTCAGCTCAGAGAATTGGTGATCTTCCATAGCCAGAATCTTACGGATTACTTTGGCGTCGGCTTTGGTCTGCTGGTACATGGCAATACCCACGACCAGTTCAATCAGTACCGCCATGTATGACGCCGTGAAGTTCCACCACTGGAGTACACCCGCCGTTCCAATGCCCCAGCAAACCACCGTAGCAAGAGTCACGACTCCCACAAACTCCCAGCGCCGAATCGCGTTCTGTGCTGTCCAAGATAAGTGTTCCCCTAACGTGATATTCTCGCCCGTAATCGGGTGCTTCCAACGCTTCATTACAGTCCTTTGTGTGCGCCCAAGTGTCGAGCCAGTTCCAGTTTTACTTCTTCTAGGCTGCGCTCAATGCGGTCAATCGCATCTCGCATAGATGAGCCGTGATTGGGCTTCAGTTCTGCCTGTAGTTCGTGGAGTCGCTCAGTGACCGAACGGGCCAAAGCATTGTGAATCACACGCCACACGCCGACAACTGCGCCTGCCACCACAACGATTGCTTCAGTGATGTACCAAAAGTTCGCTGAGGTGAACATGGCCGCCATCATGCTTCCGGAAGGCGTGGGGTGCCTTGAGTGTTGAAGCGGAGGTAACGCTGGGGCTGGCGCCCGTCCTGCGATACACGGACAAACGAGGGGTCGCCCTGCTCACCCATGCTGACAGTCAAGGGGTTTGGGCCAGCCTCGACCACCAGAGCCGTGTGCCAGCCGGTGCCAGGACCATAAACAATGGCGTCACCAGGCTGAACCTGTGCGAGTGAAATCTCGGTGCCTGCCGACAGCTCGGTGCCGGTGTAGCCCTCGTGCGTAGCGAAGCCCGCCTTGTTGGTGGGGTCGGTCGCACAACCAGCGATCCAGTAGCACCACGTCACAAACATGGAGCAGTCCATGAACATTGGGAACTTAGGTGGGTACACGCCAATGGCTTCGGCGCGGTTAGGGCCTTCCGAATAGTTGAAGTGTGCCTTGTTAGCCACGGCCCACTTAGCCCAGGCCACGATAGCGTTACGGGTATCTGTCATGTTTGTCCTTTAGTTTGTGTTTGGCTTGTTGTAGGAGTATGGTCCAAGGGTCTTGATGGTAACTACGCAGTCACCCTCATACCCGTTCTCGTAGTTGTCACGGCGCTTGTGAGGAATCCAGTCCAGTGATTCGATAATGGCAATACTGGCGCTTAGCGGGCCTTCCTGATACGTCACAAGGTTCTGCGCTTGGCGTAGCGATTCCAGCCAGTAGAAGTTGTCGTAGGGGTCCATGTACACTTCCACGCCATCTACAACGTCGACGGAGAACAACTGTAGGACCAAGCTGATGTTGGTACCAGACACCACGTTGGGGAACGATTTGAGTGTCCAGCGGTACATCGTAGGCGACGAGTCGTAAGTGGTCGTAATCGTGGCGGCGTTCAGTGTCATAACTACTTGGAACTGTGACGA